GAAGTACTAAACCACATTGAAGCTACAATGATTAAAGACCCATTAGAAAAAAGGGGTATGAATAGTAGTTTGTGGGTTTGGGAATACCCAGATTATTCAAGACAGTATATGGTTGTAGCTGACGTAGCAAGAGGTGATTCCAAAGACTACTCAGCGTTCCATATTATAGACATTGAATCTTGTGTTCAAGTTGCTGAATTTAAAGACCAAATCCCTACAAAAGATTTTGGGCGAATATTATATAACATAGCAACAGAGTATAATAAAGCACTACTTGTAATTGAAAACGCAAATATTGGGTGGGCTGCTATCCAAGAAGTAGTCGATATGGGTTATGAAAACCTATACTATAGCCCTAAAGACGAAAAATTTGCTCGCGATGCTGAAGCATATATCGCTAAAGGATATGACTTAGTAGATAAATCAAAAATGGTACCTGGTTTTACAATGTCACTTAGAACTAGACCATTAACAATTGCAAAATTAGACGCATACGTTAAGGAACAAAGCATACAAATATACTCAAGACGTACGTTAGATGAATTAAGAACATTCGTATGGAAAAATGGTCGACCAGAAGCCCAATCTGGGTACAATGATGACCTAATTATGTCCATAGCTACCGCATGTTACGTGCGAGATACTGCGCTCAAATTCGCTCAGCACGGCGTTGACTTAACCCGCGCAATGCTTGCGAATACAACGAAAGCAAATTATAATCCATTCTTTACTAGCACCCAAATAAATGACCCTAAACAGGCTTATAAAATGAAGGTAGGAGGAAAAGATGAGGATTTGTCTTGGCTTTTAGGTTGAATATTTATACACACACGATAAACCATAAATATGGCAGATACTAGCTTATTTACACGATTAAGACGATTATTTTCAAATGACGTCATTATAAGAAACGTTGGGGGTGACCAACTTAAAATAATGGATACTGACCGTATCCAAAAATACGGTAATTTAGAGTCAAACTCACTTTATGATAGATTCACAAGATTACACAGACCTGTAGGTTCATCTTTACAATACAATCCTACACTTAATTACTCATCTATGCGTCTCCAGCTTTATAGCGATTACGAGGCGATGGATTATGATTCATTGATTGCTCCTGCACTTGACATCATTTCAGAAGAAGCAACTCTTAAAAATGAATATGGTGATGTATTGACCATTAAATCTTCAAACGATAATGTAAAGCGCGTACTGCACAACTTATTTTATGATGTATTAAATGTTGAATTCAATTTACCTTCATGGGTTCGCCAAATGTGTAAGTATGGTGATTTTTATCTTCACCTTCAAATTTCTGAAAAATTTGGTGTTTATAATGCTTTACCACTTTCTGTATACCAGGTAGTAAGAGAAGAAGGTATGGACCCTGAAAATCCAAGCTATGTGCAGTTCGTATTAGACCCTAACGGTTTATCTCAAAGCCAAACTTATAGTGCTAGAAGAAGCGACCAAATGAAACTCGAAAATTATGAGGTTGCTCACTTTAGATTATTATCAGACGCTAACTACCTTCCATATGGTCGTTCATACCTCGAACCCGCTCGTAAGGTATTTAAACAGTTAATCTTGATGGAGGATGCGATGCTTATCCACAGAATTATGCGCGCACCAGAAAAGAGAATTTTCTACATGAACGTAGGAGGTATCCCACCCCAAGAGATTGATCAATTTATGGAAAAAACAGTTGCTAAAATGAAAAAGACCCCATATGTGGATCAAAATACTGGCGACTATAATTTAAAATTCAACATTCAAAATATGACTGAGGATTTCTACATCCCAAGGTAAATCAACATTAGCTGCTATGGATATTCGTTTTGCTCGTACAATTGAGCGTTTACAAAGAACAATCGTTTCTGAGTTACAAAAAATTGCATTGGTCCATCTATACACCCAAGGATTTACAGATTCCGATTTAGTAGATTTTGAATTATCTCTCACAGGCCCTTCAATTGTATTTGAACAAGAAAAAACAGAGTTATATAATAATAAAGTTGTTTTAGCTAATTCTATTTTAGATAAAAAGATCCTATCTACAGATTTTATTTATAAAAATATATTTAATCTATCAGATACAGAAATGGAACATGAAAGAAACAGAGCACTTGATGATGCTGCTCACATATTCCGTTTAAACCAGATAGAAAATGAAGGTAACGATCCTGTGGAGTCTGGTGAATCATATGGCACACCACATGACTTAGCAGGTATGTACGCAACTAAAAGAGATAAAGGTATTAAGGACGTTCCCGACGGGTATGATGAAAACGAACCAGGACGTCCTAAAACTAAATTAAGTAACTTTGGTACTGATCAAAGTAATTTTAGCCGCGACCCACTTGGTAAAGGAGGTATGACAGCTGATGATTCTGAAACACGAACCAACAATGTTTCAGCGTTAGCTCTCGAAGAAAACTCACGTATTCTTAAAAAATTATCATTAAATCGTTTAAGAGGTAAGCAATTACTTTCTGAAGATAGCGAGTCATCTATGTTAGATGAAAAGAACATTATAGAAGAGTAATCCTTCAGGACTCCCTACATATTTATATAGGAATAAATCAATTCATGCATGAAACCTAAGCACTCCAAGTACAAAAATACTGGGATATTATTTGAATTGTTAACGAGACAAATCACCTCGGAGACTATTTCGAATTCCCAACCAAAGGCTGTAGGTATCTTAAGAAAATTTTTTGGTAATAATTCTGCTCTTGTAAAAGAGTATCAGATATATAATGCATTGCTTACTAAAAGATTTGAGAAAGAAGCAAATGCTGCTGTCCTCATTGAAACTTTAGTAGACGCACACTCTAAACTTAATAAGTCTGTTCTAAGAAGAGAAAGATATAATTTAGTTAGAGAAATTAAAGAAACTTACAACATTGAAGATTTCTTTAAGGCTAAAGTTCCTAATTACAAAATATATGCTAGCGTATATAATTTATTAGAGAACAAAGAAGCAAATCCTATGTCTATTGTAGATTCTAAAGTAGCTATTTTAGAACATATTACAAACAAAAATCTTCCAAACAAACCTAAAAAGGAAATTGTTATGGAAGAATACGAAAAATTTGATAAAGAAACTAGAGCATTAACATACAAAATGTTAATGGAAAAGTTCAACGAAAAGTATTCTGGATTAGCAGATAACCAAAGAATATTACTTAAAGAGTATGTTTATAATGTTTCAAACAGCCCTAAACTTAAGTCTTTCATTAATAAAGAAATCACTAAAGTAAAAGCTGAAATCGAAACATTATCAGAAAATACCGATCAAGTTACTAAAATTAAACTTACTGAAGTTAAAAACTTGATTAAACCTTTATGTAAAAAATCCTCAGTTCACGATGATAATGTAATTAATCTTCTTAATTACTACGAGTTGGTTAATGAACTTAAATCCTCTCAATAATGAATATAGATCAATTAAGAGAATTAATTCGTGAACTTATTAAATCAGAAATTGATGAAGCAAATGTTACTGGTACGGGCACTACAGTAAGTGCTGGTTCTGGTGAAGCATATGCTACCCCCCATGCTTTTGGTAACAACAAAAGAAAAAAGAAAAAAGGTTATATGGGGTATAAAGAAATAAAATAAATAAGTTATGGCAAAAAAAATGAGTGCATTTGAATTTGGAAAAGGTGAGGGAAGTATCTCTCGCCCTGGTATACATGCTAAGACTAAAAGTAGTAAACACAAAAATTCTAAACTATATAAAAAAGCCTATAGAGGACAAGGAAAATGAGCAATTTAATCGTAGATATTATTCCATTAAAGGTTGACCGTTTATTAGTTGAATCGTCAATGAAATCAGGTGGCCCACTTGTTGTAGTGGGTGTCATCCAAAGAGCAGGTATTAAAAACCACAATGGTCGTATCTATGAAAGAGCTATCCTCGAAAGAGAAATGAACAAATATATGGAAGGTCCAATAAAGCAAAATAATGCTTTAGGCGAATTAGACCACCCAGATTCATCTGTTATTAACTTAAATAACGTATCCCACAAAATTAACAAGTGCTGGTGGAATGGAAATGACGTACACGGTCAAATTGAAATCCTCCCTACCCCAGCAGGTAACATTGCTAAATCACTATTCCAAGCAGGAGTACCAGTTGGTATCTCATCTCGTGGAATGGGTTCAGTACAAGAAAATTCAGATGGTGTTTTAATGGTACAAGAAGATTTCGATCTATTATGCTTCGATTTAGTATCTACCCCATCTACTCCTGGTGCTACTTTAACACCCCAACAATT